GCGGACACTATTAGCCAGTTTGTAAACTGATTGTACATTTCGAAGTCTTTCTTTTAGAAAGATAGGTTTACAGTCGATGCCGTCAAACCAGTGAACCCCGCAGGACTCGCGAAAGTACGATGACGAGAAGCTTTTGTCACCGTTAACGCGAAATCCCAAGAACCCACTGAAAGACGAGAAGAGTTCATAAGCTTCAACGGGGATAATTACATCGTCCCCGTAGACACTGACCTCCTTGGAGTCAAGCCCCAAGTAATCTGTCACGGCAAGAGCCGCGGCATAAAAGATCAGTGACTCTAGCTCAAAGGTGAAACCGTTCCCCATACTGGAGAACTTCTCCCACCTAATCACAGAGTTCTTATGAACACCGAGAGGGGTCCTGCAAGCATTCAGGAGCGCAAACCAGCCGGGGGGCAAAACCTCCCGAACCAGTTCGCGACTAATACTATCGCTTGCAGACAAGAAATCAACAGTAGCTAGGCGGCCGTGTTTAGAGGCCGCTTTTGCGAGCTGTTGGTTCCTGTCCTGATAATTCAGGTCGATCCCTCGCCTTTGAAGCCGACGGCGAATCATGCTTCCGATCGATTTTTGTAGCCAGAGGTTTATTCCTGGCTCGACCGCGATAACACGATCCGTCTTCGAGTTCTTAGGCACAGTGACTATAGAGTTCCCTACCTGAAGGTTAAAACACTGTTCGCCGAATTTCTGCGTCAAGTGCTCAGACCAACGGGGGTAAGCGGCTGGAAACCAGTCGCGAACAAGGGAGTACAAATCACGTGTTATCCCATTTTCACAATGGAACTTGTTGACCGACGAGACATGCTCACCCTTTAGCAGGGTTGACACGCCAGGTCCCCAATCAGCCAACTCGACAAACTCTTCCGGTTGGTAGTCGCCAAGGATATCCGCAATTTTCCGAATGGTAGCATTTAGCAACCAAACGTTGGGCCCGTGGTAATTCGGGTCCAAAGCAAGATTCCGAAAACGACTATTAGTTTGCTTACAAAGCTCCTCATACTGAAAGAACTTTTTGTACGCGGCTTGCTCTTTTGAGACCGCCAACTTAAAGAAGTCAGCTTTACTCAGGAAACAGTACGCGGCGTAAGCATCTCGAAATCCCCAAGGGTCATTATAATCCAAGGGGTCAATGTCCAGGTCGACCAGCTGCTGGTGCTCTCCATTACTGTAGAGCAACCAAACAGCCAGCGACTTAGGACAATCGAGAGCGGAGAGAAAATCGAATATGCTGGTGTCAGTATCTGACTTGGCCACGTG